AAAGCAAAAGTGATTACGCTTTATGAAGGAATGCTAGCTTTGAAGAAAAAATTCAAAGACTGTGCTACAATAAAAGAATTAAACGTACTTTATCAAAATTATATGGGTGTCCCAGTGCCTGAGTCTCAGGCAATTGAAATGGGATTAACCGTTGATGTTGAACAAGACGGCAATGCCCAACCAACCTCCATAGACGTAATACCTGGACTGAAATTTTAATTAATTATTAATTATGACCGTAACATCTGATCAGATTGAGGCTCTCGTCGAGAGCGAAATGGACTATGGGATGTCTCATGAACAAATTAAAAACTTTGTAATCAATTCCCACGTAACTGGAAAGAGACAACTTCGTCAAGTTCTAATTGAAGTTGAAAGAAGAAACCACGATAGAAAGAAAGTCCAACTTGATCTTCAAAGAAAACAAATAGAAATTGATAGATTAGAAGATAGATTAGCAACAATTGAAGATCCATATGATAGACAACTTCTAGAGTTGGATATCCAAGAATTCTATTTGGACTTGGGAAAGTTTAAAGTCACTCTTCATCAGAACGATAATGAGATGGCAGCTTTCATGGAGTGGGTTAATAAAAACTATGGAAGTATAGAAGACATTCAAAAGGAAGCATATTACGACGAGGAGGAAGAACGTAAGTATTGGATTGCTCGTATGGGTAAGCAAGCTGCAATGGATATTTACTGTACAGGTAGAGTAGGTATTGGCAATATAGATTCTATTGCTATGATGAAAGAAGAAGATCAGGTTTATGCTCTTAGTGTTGCATATCAATATTCTGGTCTACTTAATGCTGGTATTGCTAAGATACAAAATCAATTGAAACCACACTTGGATAAATTGATGGCAGATGGTACTTCACCAAGACTCCCAACGTTTGATAACATCGAAGATAATCTTAATCTCGAACTCTTTAAAGAATTGACAGGATCTAATTATGAGCAGAAGAGTCTTCAGTCTCCCGATAAACCCGAAACTAAGTGAAGACTTTGTAGTTAATACTCTTATTCCTTTTCTTAAGGAGTATAAGGATTATATACTAGACTTGTATTTCACTTGTAGAATTCCCCCATTCGATCAGGATGCGATGGGGGATGTTTTTATGAACCCAGAAGCTTTAATTTCTTCTGCGTGTTATATCTCTAATCAATCTGATATACCATTATCTGCTACCTTTAATAATATATGGGTAAGACCAGATCAAAAGAATTTAGATGAGTGGATTAAAAACTTTGCTCCTATCTACAATGCAGGAGCTAGAGTAGTAACCCTTCCACATACATCATGGGTATCTACTGGACAAATACAAGCAGCATTTCCAGATCTGTTTATAAAGAATACTATTCTAAGAGAAGTAACCAAAGCAAATGAAATTGTTGCTCTCGCAGAAGCAGGTTTCCATTATATAAATTTGGATCGTGATCTAATGAGAGATCATGATCAGTTACTTGAGATAAGAAAAGCAAAGGATTATTGTGCTTATCTTGGTAAACCAGTAATGATTTCAATGCTTGTTAATGAGACATGTTGGGGTGGTTGCCCTATCATGCCAGAGCATTATCACTACAATAATACTAGAAAAGGTAAGGATCCAATATATTTTGCAAGTTCTATTAGTAGAGTATCTTGTTCTACTTGGGATGTACAACATCCAGAATATGATTTGAAAGCAGCAAACTTACCACCATGGAGAGAGGATTGGATTGAGATGCTCAATTTGGGTATTGATGTATTCAAGTTGCATGGTAGAGAAAATGCTATGCGTCTTCAAGAGAGTATGGATATCATCAAGAGGTGGGCTGATGAAGAAGAGTATATGTTCCCTGAGTATAAGAAGTATCAGGCAGAACTTAAGATGAAGGATGCTCCTATTAATCTTTGGAGGCAGAAAATAAAAACATGTAAGTTTGATTGTTGGGACTGCAATTATTGTGAATCAGTTGTGGAATCTCATATGAAGAAAGCAGATTTGAAAGTACACCCACAGGTAGAAAACATGTATTAAGCATTCCACAATTCTGGTAAGTACCTATCTAATCATAGAACATATGATCCTGATGACCCAAGTGCATATTATAATGTACCTGGTTTATCATCACCTAGAGTAAGACATTTCTTAAACAACCTGTGCTCCCAGGAAGGTGCGGTCTATCTTGAGGTTGGAGTATATGCTGGTTCTACATTCTGTGCAGCTATACAAAATAATGATATGACTGCTGCATATGCTAATGATAATTGGTCACAACCAAACCTTCAACCAGCTAGAGAAGACATTAATTTACCACTAGAAGAAGTTAATGTTAGTACCTTTGTTAAAAACTTACAAACTAATATAACAACTGATAGTCTAGATTTTGATGTTCAAGTATTGAATGGTGATTCATCAGGACTAGGTAAGAAAGATTTTAAACATAATGTCAATATCATCTTCTATGATGGGGATAATAGTCCAGTCAAAATGACTGAGTTCTTTACTAACATGTTGAATTTTACAGAGAGTGTATTTACCTTAGTAGTAGATGATGCAAATATAGAAGCAAATGTTGCTATCACTAAAAGGTTTGTTGAGGAAAATAATCTCAAAGTTTTATATGAGAGAGAATTACTTAACGATAGTGAAGATCCTGATATGTGGTGGAACGGATTGTATGTAACCGTACTGGCTAAATAGAATCGTGGATAGTATAAGCGAAGTTATCAATGTCTCAGATTAATGTAGGTATAGTTAATAGTACTGTCGGGCTAAACCTCCCAAATTACGCAGCTAACTCTAGACCTGCTGCTACGACTGCTGGACAAACAATATATGATCCTGATGATGGTAAGATCTATGTTGCTGATGGAACTCAATGGGTTGCTGTTGGTGGTGGTAGAGCATCTAATGGATTGACACAGGATACTGCTGCAAACAATGTCACCGAGATTGTGAACGCTGGTGCAACTACTGATGGGGTTTATTGGTTTAAAGATTCCACTGGTAACACTAAGTATCAAGCATACGCAAAGATCAATAGTCCTATTGATGGTAATCCTTGGGTTCTTGCTTTCACTATTAATACTGATGCTGCTAATAGTCACCTAGGTGGGCAACCTCACTGGGATAATACAACTTTTTGGTTGACAAGAAATGAGCAGTCTCAAACTAATTCATCTCCATGGAGCACTAATGTAAAGACCAGAGCATATGATAATTATCCAGTTGCTGAGATATTAATGATGTGCCATAAGAAACAAGGTTTCAATAACAATAGTGCACAGTTAAATGGATATGGTGTATATGTAAATAATAACTATTCTGGACAAACTCTTTACAGTATGATGACTACTGGTAACAACCTTACTGTTAGTAGTGGTGGAAGAAAGACTGGTCAAGATTATTCTAACCTTCTAAACTGGAACAACCAAAGACCACAGATCCTTGGTGGAGATATGTTCATTAGTACTTCAGGATCTACTTCAGCACATGGATATGATAATGGATCATATAATTTGATGTTTAATGTTACCAATAACTTTAACTCAAATCAATATGCTTTAGCAAGAATATCAACAAGTGGTGGTGCTGGTAATGGTAACTATGGTTACACTGCTGGTGGATGTGGTATTAAGCACCGTCATAATGGTTGGGGTGGATATGCTGCATACGATAAGATCTCAGCATATTGTGGTGGTACCGAAATTTATGGATCAAGTTCTGATGGTACGAATTATACCAGTGGTCTTAGCAACTATTACCCTAACTGTATGGGTAGATATAATGGAGTAGTAAATTACAACATAGCGGTGTTTGTACGATGAAACTAATTATCAATAAAAATAAAAACGTAACGGATGTTAATGGGAAGTTCTCCTATTTCATAAAGGTTGTTGATGATGCAGGTGTAGAGTTTGCTGAATATGAGCAAAAGATACCAGCTACAAAGTATAATCAACCAGATGAAACTGAATGGGAGGCTATTAAAACTGGTGTTTTAAGTCAACTATATGGCCAAGGAAAACCATTTGACATAGACAATGCTGAAATAACAGAAACCGTGCTATAATATATACTATAGTTGATATGATATTGTGAATGAATTGTTTCCTGTCTTGATCTGGAAGACAAAAATAGCAGAGCATGAGCAGATAAAAGAATTAGCACTTCAGTTTGTTGAGGAGCAATATCCAAAAAATCCAAATACTTTCGGTGACGCACCAGTAGAAACCCAGAATGTCTTTACCACTTATGGTCAAGATATTGGTTTTCCATGGCCTGAGATAATGCCTAATTATATTCAACCCCTTCAAGAGATGGGGATAGAATATGGATGTTATGGCGAAGAAGGTTTACATGATAGGATTGGTATAAATCACGCATGGTTTAATGCATACAAGACTGGTCAGTCTCATGATCTACATGATCATTTGCCTGGTCAGTTTTCTGCTATACATTATATAAAGTATGATCCAGAGGTTCATACACCAACAGTATTTTTAAATCCATATAGACAAGTATCTCAAGCATCTGCACCACCTAGAAGAAATTTAGATACCACAAAATGTCCTCCCATGTGGGCACAAAGATCTTTCTTCCCAGTAGAAGAAGGTGATCTTATTGTATTTCCAGCTTTCTTTGAGCATTGTGTATTGAAGCAGACCAGTGATGAATTCAGAATTACTATGTCATTTAATTTTAATTTTGTATGAATAAACTTGATATATTTCCTACTGAAGTGTTTTGGTTTGATTGGGGTGGAGATGTTGAAGCTCTCTTAGAACACACTAAGAAGCAAAATCTATTACCTTTATCTGGTGTAGCAGATCAATCAAAACCATACATTCATCTGTTAGATGGGTATAAGGAATTGTTTACTTGGATTGATGAATGTTCTGAAGAGATTAGAACACACTATCAACTTCATTGTGATAAGTTATCATTAACTACTGCATGGATTAATAGATACCAACCAAAACAATTCATACATTACCATAGACATCCTTTGGCTGCTTTCAGTGGAGTATTCTTTTTAACTGGTGGTGCTCCTTTGGTACTTAAAGATCCAAATATATGGAGAACAAATCATTCCACTATACCAATTTCAAGATTGGATAGACCTCAATTTGAACTGGAACCAATTCCAGGAAGAGCAGTTATGTTTCCTTGGTGGTTGGAACATGGATCTATCAATACTTTAGATAGTGAAAGATGGTCTATTGCTTTTAATACAATGCCTTCTGGGAAGATTAATTATGATGATGGGCACAATTTATCGTCAGCTGAATTGGAAGTTGCTATTCGTGGTCTTGAAGTAAAATGAAAACATATTTTTTTATGGCAGGTCTGCCTAGGGCAGGTGCTACTTTACTGCAAGCAATATTAAATCAAAATCCAGATATACACACTGGACCAGAATCTCCTGTATGTGGATTAATTGATAATAGTTTGCGTTTCTTACATGGTAATGAACAACAAGTATTGTATCCCAAACCCAAGTTCCCACCATTACTCAGTAGGTCTATTATCGATTCTTATTATGCTGATGTTGATGAGAAGTATATTATTGACAAGTGTAGGGTATGGGCTTCAGATTTTAATAGAAGACTTTTGTGGGATTTAACTTCTAATGTTAAGATCATTGCACCAGTAAGAGATGTCTTGGAAGTTCTAGCATCATACGTTTCTATAATTAATGATTCAAAACTACTAACATTCGTTGATCAAAATCTTCAAT